ACTCTGTATACTCCCAAAGAGTCTGAGTTAGTAGCTCGAAAAATTCTCAGAGTGAATACGAACTTTAACAAGTTTGCTCCCTCTATCGGCTATCGTTGGTATACTCGAACTGGCTCTGCGAAAATCTTCGCTGCCGGTGGTTCTGCCAAAGACATTCCTTTCGTTGGTGAAGACGGCGGGGAGAAATCCCAAAAGGTGTATGACATCGTTACCGGTATCCGATACGATCTCAGAGAGATTGAAGCTACTCAAGTCATGGCGACAAGAACAGATATACCGAGCGTTAGACTCGATATGCTAAGACCTGAAACTGCTAGACGTGTAGTTGCAGAACTCGAAAACAGAATCGTTCTCGTTGGGGATACTAAGTATGGAATCGAAGGGCTTCTCAATGCTACTGGTATTACCTCTGAAGATGTGGCTGACGGTGCAGTGGGTTCGGGTGCGGCAAAAAAACTTTGGGCTAACAAAACTCCTAAAGAAATTTTAAAAGACTTGGCTACCGCTAGAACCAAGGCAAAAAAGCAAGGTCTATTCAATCCAGATACTCTTGTGTTGCCTCCTGACCAATACGATCTTCTCGATCAGCCTTACTCAGATACTTCCACTATGACTATTCGTGGTTGGCTCACTTCGCAAGGTGTAAATTTTCCAAAAGTTTTCTCTGCTCGTGAAATGGGTAAGGACTTTAACGGTTTCTCTACCGTTGATTGTATGTTGGTGCTTGATTCTACTCCTGAGATTGCGGAAATCGCAATTCCTCGCGAGCTTGAACTTCGTGCTCCGATTTATGACATCATGGGTAACTCCGAGCAAGTCGTTATGGAATCTATCGCAGGTGCTATGATTCGTCATCCAAGTGCGATCTATGTAGGGAAAGGGATTTAGTAGGAGTAGCCGCCCTTTGGGCGAAAAGCCCTCACCCCGATTTTGTAGATGTTGTCTGACTAATTCGTGTAAGCCCCTCTCCCTGAGGGAGAGGGGCTACTTCGGTGAAATCTGACATTTTATATATAGTGTGGGGTGAGGGTTATTACCCCAAAAAAGTAAGGATAAAACAATGACACTAGACCTAACAACTTTTAAAAAATATATCCCTGCGGTTACTATTGAGGATGCGCGAATCCAATTGTATTTGGATGATGCGGCTCGTGTGGTGAAGCGGGATGGTTTCGATGAAGCTCATTTGGAATTTGATGAGTTACAACGATTTTGCGCTCTTGCTCTGATGCAAGACGATAAAGTGGCGGGAGTTAAATCTGCTACTGCGGTCGGAAATAATCCTGAGGGGATTAACTCGATTGGCGTTGCCGGTATTAATATCGGTTTTCAAAGTCCAGACAGTTCGCGAACTGTCTCTACAGTGAATGGAAAGATTGGTTATTATATTGATTATATGAATTTGAAAAAAAGGATTTGGGCTTTTGGTGGTAGGGTTGCTTGACCTTATCGTGGGCGTGACCTCACCCCAATATGTCAGGGGTTGTTGAGTATTATAGTTGTAAGCCCCTCTCCTTAAGGCGAGGGGCGACTTTGTAGGAGTTATTATGTATAAGTTGGGTGATATGTCGAAAGCGGTTATGATTTTGTTTGATATTTATTCCGTTAAGCGAAAGACTGAGGCTTATGTTGATGGTGAGTTGACTGAGAGCTTTGCGGCTAATGAGAATTTTACCGGAGCGGTTTTGCCTATGACTGGTAAAGAGCTTCGCAACTTGCCTGAGGGCGAGTATGATTATGAAGATAAGATGATTATCACTGATGGTAGTATCGACTTTGCTATGGGTGATAGAGTTGTCGCGTTTGGTAGCGAGTTTGAAATTCGCATTAAGAAAGATGTGAGTGATTTGGTGAATCTGAAGACTTATACGGCGAAGAAGGTTTAATTTTTCGTGGTGTGCCCTCACCCCAATATTTCAGGGGTTGTTGAGCATTATAGGTGTAAGCCCCTCTCCCAAGGGGCGAGGGGCGATTTTGAGTATTGAAGATATAAATAACATGGATGCAATCATTCAGGGGCTTCAAGAGATTGAACGCTCTTCTATTGTTGTTGGCGTGAGTGAGAAAGGCGGGAAAGATATTCAGGTCATTGCTAGTGCTAACGAGTTTGGCGCGGAGATTCATTCTAAGAAAGCTATGAAGCGGCTATTCGCTATGATGCGCGAGGCTGGTATTAAACCTTCTAAGTCTAGTGGCAGTAAAGGGTTTATCAAAATTCCTGAACGTTCTTTTTTACGCGCTACTGCTGATGATCCAGAGGTTAAGAATAAACTTGTGGAGACTTTCGCTTTTGCGCTTGCTCAATTTCTTGAGGGCAAGAATACCGCACGTGAGGTTTGGACTCGGACTGGACGAATGATGACGCTTGCTATTCAATCGCGGATATTTACGAATATCCCTCCAAAGAATCATCCCTTTACTATCAAGCAGAAAGGCGGCGATCAGACTCTTAAGGGTAAGACGAATAATTTGGCGAAGTCGATTGACTATGAGGTTAAATGATCGTGGTTGTGACCTCACCCCGACTTTAACGGAGTTGTAGAGTTTAATAGATGTAAACCCCTCTCCTAAAGGATGAGGGGTGACTTTGTAGGGAGTTTTTATGATTGAGATTACTAAAAGTATAATTGCTTTGGTTGTTGCGGAGCTTGGGATTCCGATTATCCGCAAGGATCAGGGCGGGAAAATGCCTAGCGGGAATTTTGCGGCTTACAAGGTTATGTCGGTCAATGGCGAGAAGTGGAATTCTAAAAGGGTAATTGATAATCCTGATCCGCTTAAAATCACTGAGAGGTATTCTAAAACTTTCGTTGCTGTTGTTAGCTTAAGTTTTTATAGTCTCACTTCGATTGCGGATATTCATTTGTTAGCCGAGAAGGCTGTTGATTTTTTGCAGGTCAAAGGGCGTGAGCAGTTGGATAGTTTGCAAGTCATCGTTGATTTGGATAATGGAAATATTACTGACAGGACGACTTATCTTGAACCGATTTATGAATACCAGATAGGGTTTGATTTTAAAATTATGCTACGAAAGGAACTTAATGTCGAGTTGCATACTCTTGATTTACCTCTATCAATAGAAGAAAGTTCCCTCACCCTGACTTAAACTGGTTGTTACCCTCACCCAATTTTGTAGGGGTTGTTTAGTTTTATAGAAGTAGCCCTCTCCCAAGGGGCGAGGGAAACTTTGTAGAATATTTTTAAGGAGAAATTTGAATGAGTAATATAAACCCGATTGCAATTAATATCGAACTTCAAACGCTTCCATTGCCTCAACAAGGTTTTGGTATGCCTTTGATTTTAGGCGGTGCGGCTACTGGTGTTGCCTACCAAGAGGTAACGCAAGAATCTGACTTGGTAGGAATTTTACCTGCTGATGCAGAATACAAAATGGCGGCTAAGTGGTTTTCGCAAAGTCCGCGTCCTGAGAAAATCGCTGTTTACCGCAGAGACTCAGACGTTGAGATTACGATTACACAAGGGCTTGACGCTCTTAAGCTCGCTGGGAAAAATTCTTGGTATGCGCTTTTCATTCCTTCTCGTGCTAAACTTGATTTGGCGGAAGCGGGTGATTGGTGTGGGGCTAATGGTAAATTGTTTGTTGGTGGGACTACCGACAAAACGGCATTAACCGGACGTAATCAAATCAGGGAAGCTTATTTGATTTCTACCGATGCAGCAAACTTTCCAGAAGTTGCTTGGGCTGGTTCGGTCATGACTTACATTCCTGGTTCTGCTACTTGGGCTTTCAAAAAAGCGAATGGAGTTGTTGAATCAGGTTTCAATGGCACGGATACAAATGCAATCTTGAATCCTTCTACTGGTGATGCTCCTGGTAACGTGTTTGCTGTTATGGCTGGCGTTGTCGTTAGTGCATACGGAAAAACTACCGGACTTGAATTCATTGAGACTATCGTGTCTCGTGATTATGTTCAGGCTCGTATGCTCGAAGCATTGTCTAGACTGCTCATCGTAAACAAAAAGATTCCTTACACACTCGCAGGTTTTGCGCTCGTGGAAAGTGAGATTCGTTCTGTCTTGCGTGACGCTGGGCTAAAGGGAATTATCGCTGAGGTAAGCTCTGACGATGACAAGACTCGTTCGGACCTGAACGACTATCAATACCAAGTTGTCATTCCGCAAAGTCTGGATGAGATTCCTGCTAACGATAGGGCTAATTTCAAATTGCCTATCTCGTTCAAGTTCAGAATCGCCGGGGCTGTTCATTACATGGATATTAGCGGGACTATTACGGTTTAACCTCTCCCGTGGAGTGACCTCTCCCCAATCTAAATAAGTTGGTGAGTGTAATAGATGTAAACCCCTCTCCTAAAGGCGAGGGGTAACTTTTTAGAAATTTTATATAGGAGATTACGATGAGTGTAAAGGTTTATAACGCGCAAGAAGTTACTGTTGTTGCGAAAGGTATTACTGCTACTGGGTTTGCAAAGGATATGATTAAGATCGAGCCTTCGCAAAAAGAGAAAATTAAAACGGAGGCTGGGGCTCAGGGTGATTATGTGCACTCGCAAAACCATGATGAGCGTCATAAGATCACTCTCAGCATTTGGCAGAATTCGCCTTTCAATGCTGTCTTGCAAGGGCTTATGGATGGGAATACTGACTTTCCTATTCAGATTACAAATACTTCTGATGGTGCTTATCTTGGCACGGCTTCCAGTGCAGTAATTAATGAGCGTCCTTCTGTTGAATTTGGTTCGGAGCTAAAGGCTATTAGTTGGACGATTACTGCGGCTGATTGGAAACACGCGTTTCTGTGACCTCTCCCCGTATGCAAAGTAAGTTGAGAAATACAAAGGGGTATCCCCTCTCCTAAAGGCGAGGGGGCTTTATCGTATGAAAGTATTTAACTCTAAGGATATTATTTTTATCATTGGTGGAAAGATTATCAAAGATTTTTCTGCTGGTGGTATCGTGAAAGTTGAATACTTGAACTCACGCTCGGAATTGATTTCGGGTGTGAATGAAGAAACTATCTTTGTCAACAATGGAAATTTGGCGGCTAAGATTCATTTTGCTCTTTGGCAAACTTCGGAGCTAAATAGTTTCTTAAATCTTTTGATGCTCAGTCCTATTCCTGTCCTTCCTATTTTTATTAGTTCCAAGCTAGCTATGAAATACAAAGGCTTTGGAATTAAAGCAAGAATTGCCAATAGACCATTACTTGATATTCAGAAGGATATAAAAGAAGTGCAATGGGAAGTTTTAGTCAGTGATTGGTTTTCTCTTTATTTGTAATTGTAAAAATTCTCATAGCCTATAAAATGTTTTTATGAAATCAATTTCGCTTTTATTTTTGTTCGCGTTTATCTCTTGTTATACCACTCATAGGTGTAATGAGGAAACAAAAAATAGTTATGACCTTTGCGTTGCTAATGCATATCAACTATTTAAAGCAGCTGAGAAATCGTCTAAGAATCCAAACGAGCCGTATACTGCTTGGACTCTTACTATGTTTCAATGCGAATCTGATAAAAAAGAAAGTCTTAAATCCTGTAAGGAAGTTGATAAATTATACGCTAATAGTTTATAGCTATATGACAGGCTAATCTCTGTTTGTCCGACTTAGTGAGTATGGGAAAATTAATCACTAAAACTAAGAAGGACATTATGGACAAAATACCTAATACTGAATCTGAAAAATTTATCGAAGAAGTAAGAATCCAAGATAAGACAATCACAATCCTTGACGAAGAAAATGACGGGCAGATTATCCGCGTTGAATTCGTTGACGGTCGAAAATACAAACTCCAACATCCTGGCAATCGCACTTATAAGAATTGGTCTGACCAATCTCTTAAGCTCAACAAAGGAACTATTAGCACAATCTATCTATTAGAGCAAGGCTTTAAGTATTGTGTTTTTCCAGAAGGTCATGATTTCAAACCGAGTCTAGACAATGTTAGCCACAAGCATTTAGGAGTCTGGGAGAGTCTCCTTTTCCGATTTCTTGACGGGTCTTTATACTGACAATGAATACGGTGAGCCACAAACATTTTCTGAACTTAAAATCGAACTCGAAAAGAAAGTTCATTCAGAAGGTGGTTTTTGGAAACCTGTTTTGGCTGGGTTAGTTACGATTAGCCTCTCGGACTTGGAAAATTCCAGTCCGAGAAAGTTACTCATTTTAGAAATTGTAGCAGATTGGAAGAAAGAATTAGAGAATCCCAAATCGGAGTAGTGACCTCACCCTGACTTGATAGTTGGCGTGACCTCACCCCGTATGCAAAGCGGTTGTAGAATAATAAGATGTAGCCCCTCTCCTAAATGGAGAGGGGACTTTATAGTGGAGGCTAGAAGATGTCATTAAGAGAATTGAATATTAAAGTAACGCTGAGAGATGAGGCTTCTAGACCTTTGCGTGATATTGATAAGGAAGTCGATAAAACTAAAAATGGGTTTGAGAAAATGGCTCAGAGCGTTGCTGCTTTGGGCTTTGGTGCTATCATGTCCGGGTTTGCTAAGAGTGCTGTTGAGACCTATGGCAAGTTTGAGAAATACGAAACTGTTCTTAGAACTACATTCACGAACTCAGGCGAAGCGGCTAAGGCTGGTATGGATGTCACTAAATTTGCAACTGATAAAGCTGTAGAGTCGATGGAACTAATTAAGAAGTTTGCGGCTGATACTCCTTATTCGGTAGATGAGTTGACTGGAAGTTTTATCAAACTGGCTAATCGCGGTATGACTCCGACTATGGCACAAATGCAAGCGTTAGGAGATGTAGCGGCTAGTCAGGGTAAGTCGTTCGACCAATTTACGGAAGCTGTCTTGGATGCTACGGGCGGTGAATTCGAACGAATGAAAGAGTTTGGTATCAAAGCGCATAAGATGGGGAATCAAGTTGAGCTTTCCTTCAAAGGTGTAAATCAAAAGATTGCGAATACTCCAGAGGCTATTCAAGCGGCTATTATTGGATTCGGACAATTGGAAGGTGTGATGGGTGGTATGGATGCTGTCTCGAATACCTTCATGGGTAGAATTAATAATATGGGAGATTCGTTTGATGCTATCAAAGTAAAAGTTGGAACGTTCTTGGCGTTCGTCTCTGCTCCACTTCTAAATTTCTACACCGATAAATCAGCAGGCTTCGACCGATTGAAATTTACTCTAATGGCTCTTATCCCCGTGATTGGATTTTTAACTGTCGTTTCCTTTGGTGCTATGCTATCAACTGTCTACGCAATGATTAGCGGTATAACGGTATTAGGTGTTTCGTTCATGGCTTGGATGGGTTGGGCTGTCGCGATTGGTGTGGCGGTTACTGCTATTTATCTCGTGCTAGAAGATTTGTTTATCTTTGCCAAGTATGGCATTGATGGTTCGGATACTGTATTTGGGAAATGGCTTGTTTCGATGAAAGTTGCTCCTGAGACGATTAATAAGATACGCGAAAATCTTTCTGTGTTCTTTAATTTCTTTATAGATAGTTTTGAAAAACTTGGAACGGCTATTTTTATTGCCTTGGAATTTGTAGAAGATATGTTCGATGGAATTACGCGGGCTATGGATTGGATGCGTGAGCATACTCGGCTATTAACCGCGATTGCAATTCCTTTGCTTGCTTTGTTTACTCCGTTACTCTTGGAGATGGCTGCGGCTGCGTTCGCGAATGGGGTTGTTATGGCGGCTTCGTTTTTATCTGCAAGCATTCAAGCGGGAATTGCTTTCGTTGTAATGCAAGCTGGCTATATCAAAACTGCCGCTGTCTCTACTTGGGCGGGAATCAAAATGGCTGCGGCTTGGCTTATGGCTTTAGGTCCTATTGGCTGGATTGGTTTGGCGATTGGTGCGTTAGTCGGTCTTATCTACTATTACTGGGATGATATTGTAAAAGGAACTAAAATGCTTTGGGCTTGGATGGGTGAGATTTGGGATAAGGGCGTAAAGTTTCTAAGTGATAGTTGGGATTGGCTTGTAAATTTTCTGACTGAAAATGCGGAGTTGATTGGTAAATTGCTAATTGCGTATTTATTTCCAATTGCGGGGATTTGGTTGTTTCGTGATGAGATTATGACTTTTCTAAATTGGCTCTTGGATTGGGTTGTCGAAAAATTCGGTAAGGTATTTAGTTTCATGGCTGAATTATTCGGTAAGCCTAAAGTGCTTAACGTTACCGAGAACGTGCAACGTAATGTCTCTGAGAGTAAAGTGCCTGCGAATGCTGAGTCAACTGTCAATGGGATTTCTGAATTCTTTGGACTTGAGAAGCGGGCTCGTGGTGGTCCTGTGGCTGAGGGTCAATCGGTTATCGTTGGCGATGGAGGCGAACCAGAAGTATTCACTGCCGGGGCTAGTGGGTTTGTGACTCCTGTCTCTAAGATGAATGAAGGAGCTAGCTCTTCTGGTAGTAAGCCGATTACGATTACGCTTTCGTTTAATGGCGATATGAATTTTACAGGGGCTAATGGCAAAGAAAACGCTATGCAGTTTTCGGAAAAGCTTTCTGAGATACTTGATGCTATGGCTCCGACTCTTGCGGCTAAGATGGGAGTTGCTTAAGATAATTATGAATGATGAATTATTAATTATGAATGGTGGGGTAAAATGAGCGTTGTAGAAACTATTCTTGGTTATCGTAGGCAGATTATTTTGTTTGAGATTGAATCTATTAAGGATGCGCTTGCGGGTTGGGATTCTTATTCTTCAAGTCGAGCGATTGTAGATGCTAGTAAGGATAAGAAATCTGTCGTTCTCGATGTCGTTACTTCGCATGATATTTCTTTGGATGCAAAACTTTCTAGTCATGCGGTTGAACTTGGTGCGGATATTTCGGATCATGTGAAGCCTGGGCAAAAGTCGATTGGTCTTTCTTGCAAATTGGCTGACTTAGATTTTGTTGGAGCTTCCTTTGCAAGTCTTGATAAGACGATTAAAGAGAAAATGGATCTGTTAGAATCGTGGGTCACTGATTCTAAGTTGCTTTTCTATCTTGGCTACTCAGCGGATAAACTGGAAATTCCTCTTGTCGCAATTACCAATTTGAAGATTGCAAAACCTCTCAAGGGTGGGACTAACTCTAGAGATATTTCTATCAGCCTTACTAAGTTGGAAGTGGTTGAGTCGGCTACTCGTAGTTTGGCTCTTAAGTCGCAAACCAAAACCAAGCAGAGCCAAGGAACTAAAACGACTACGGCTACTCCTTCGAAACCTGCGGTTACTACAAAAGTAAGTTCGGGGCTTAATTCCGCAAAAGGATAATATGAACTATACCATTTTTAAAGATTTGAATAATTCCGAGTTTCCGCTTGCTCTGCAAACTACCATTGGAGCTAATACGTATTCTCTGCTTTTTCGAAAGAATGAGAGATTTGATTTTTATACTCTTAGCATTTTGGATAGTGAAGAGAAGGAATTACTCAATACTAAGATTTTGTATTTTGATTGGATTCTAAAATCTAAACTGAATGAAGACTTAGATCCTGCCAAAATTCAAATCGTGTTTCTAGATGAGCGCGAGTTGCAAGTGGATACTTCGAGTAAGTTTCATACCAAAGTGGATTCGTCTAATTTTCTTGTAAATGTATTTCCGGTAATTCTTGATGTCACTTCTATTTAATCGTATCGCTATTGTCAATGTAGATGGACGGGAATTCAAAAGCCCGCCTTTCTCTATTGAGTTCGAAGTTGAATTCAAAGAAAATGGAATCGGAGCTTCTAAACTCAAACTCTACAATCCCGCTCCTGAGACTGTGGATAAATGCAAACCGAGTAAGAAGGAAAAAGTCCTTGTCAGTATTGATGCTGGCTATGTGGACGAATACGGGCGCGTTTATCTTGGTGAAATTTTTGAGGTTAAGGAAAGTTTTAAGCGTCCAGATAGAGTTCTCGAAATCGGGCTAGTCGATGTTAGCTCTTCGTGGGTTAAGTTTTCTATCAATCAGCAATTTACCAATCAGACTGCATCTTCTATTATCAAATCTATTTCGTCTATCGCTGGTATCGAACTTGGGAAAGTGGATTTAGTCAAAGACCCTGTTATCCCCAAAATCTATATCAACACGTTTGAAAACGGTGTGAGAGAATTATCTAAATTAACCGACTCAAATTATTACGTGAAGTATGGGGCTTTGCAATTTGACAAAGAAGATAAGCAAATCGAAAAGGCGTATGTTCTCAATTACAAATCGGGTCTCATTGGTAGTCCTGAATTGATAGTCAAAAACGACAAAAAGAAAAAGCAAGAGCGTTATAAAATTCGTGCTCTATTCAATTATAAAATTCAAAATCGTTCTACTCTAATAGTCGAAACCGGAAAGGACCAGAAAGAAATGAAACTGAAAGTCCTCTGTGGCAAACATACCTTTTCCTCGTTTGGAAATTCTTTTACCGAAGTGGAGGCTATTCTACTATGACCTTTGATGAATTCCTTGAAACTCTGATTCAAAAGAAATCGTCTGACATTCGCGTCGGCTATATCTGCAAAATTGAAAGCGTTGACTACAAGAAATTAACCGCTTCGATTTCTCCGCTTTGGAAGTTTGCTGGCGAGGATGGAAACAAGAAATACGGTGTCTTGACTGACGTTCCTATTTCCTTTCTCGGAGGCAATTCTGTATTTGCCAGAGCAACTCTTGAGAAAGGGGATTTAGTTTTGTGTCTCTTCGTTAGCCACAGCCTGGACTCTGCGAGAAAAGGCATGGCTAGCTCTGATGAATACAAATCGCATGGGCTTCAAAATGTGATTATCCTTGGAACTGTTTTTTCGAATTTGGCATTACCCACAAAGAAAGGCTTTTTGGTTTCTTCGAAGCTCGGTGATATTTATCTCAACATCACAGATTCTCAAATCGAGTGCAAAGTAAAAGACACGCAAATGGTTTTGAAATCTTCCGGTGTAGAAATCACGGGAGACGTTATCATAAAAGGCAATCTCGAAGTGGACAAAGAAATTACTTGGATGAAGAAAACGAAACCTGGTAAGGCGAGTAAGCATATTCATCCTACGCCTACAGGTCCGAGTGGAGTGTATGTATAATGAGGAATGTTGAGTTAGGAATGAGGAATGGAGGATAGTTTATGTTAGACGATGGTGCTTTCTTGA